CAATTCTTTAACTGCTTCTATTAAAACGCCTACTAAGTTGCCATAAGCAACCGATAAATGTTTATCTTCTGTGTCATCTGTAACCACTACTTCGGGCATAACCTCTTGCATTTCTTGTGCAATAACACCTGTAGAGCGTTTGTCATTTTTGTCAAAATATACACCACGCATAGCTTTTACTTTATCTAATGCGTTGTCGATCGTTTCAATATTTGATTTAAACCGCACGTCAGAGCTAACCGTTACATTGACAGTCGCTGTTATAGTGCCTGTTGACGTAACGTTTCTAAACCCAGTTATGTCTTTATTGCTGTCTACAATAACCGCTTTTGATGCAGCTATAGTGCCTGCGGTAATGCCGTCAACCAAGTTAAGCTCTGCGGCTGTACTGGTAACGCCATCAAGAATATTTAGTTCTGCTGCCGTTGAGGTAACGGTGGTGCTTGCAATAGACAAAGCGTCTGTTTCTAGTGTTCCGTCTACGTCTACATCGCCTGATACATCAATGTCTCCTGTTACCGCGATGCCACCTGATTCCGTGGCTAGTTTGATAGCATTGTTATGGTAAAGCGTAACTGCGCCATCTTGAACAAACGTAGCCATTGTTTCGCTTGCATTTGCATTAAGAATGTCAACTTGACTACTTTGTATTTTTAAGTTCCCTGTCCCAAGATCTGCAATAATGCTGTGTGAGCCGCTATGAGAAATTTGTAAGTCCGAACCAGCGCCAAAATTTAATACGTCGTTATCAGGAATCAATATATTTCCAGAAGCATTAGCGGTTACCGCTTTAGACGCTTGTGTTGTTCCTAACGTGGTTATGTCTAAATAATTTAACTCTGCTGCAGTACTTGTTACACCGTCAAGAATATTTAACTCTGCTGCAGTACTTGTTACACCGTCAAGAATATTTAACTCTGCAACCGTACTGGTTAAAGTAGTGGTTCCATCACTTAAAGCACTGTAAACCGTTGTTCCTACTAAAATTAAATCTGTAAAAGCGTTAAACATAGACGCGCCTGCACCTGCGCCATCAGAATAACAAACCACTACCGAACCATTAGGTATAACAACACTAGAGCCGCTGCCTTGTTGAAACACGATTGATTGACTGCCACTTGTTGCGTTTTCTACTATCCAAACTTTAGAACACGTATTAGGCGTTATTGTAATAGTGCATGTTGAGTCTAAAGTTCCTGTGTATTTTAAATATAACGATCTTCCCGGATCGGTTGATCCGTCAGCTATTACGGTAGAGTGTGTATCTGCGTTTGTAGTAATCGCCTCTGTGCCGTAGCCAAACGCATCTGCTATTAGTTCTAGGTTAGTATTGGTGTTAGTTCCCCATGTACCAGACGCATCGCCTGTAGCCATTTCATTAAGTCTTAAATTGTTTACATATGTACTTGCCATTTTCTTGTACCTTTACGCTGCTATATTTGTCCAATCGGGGTCTTGGCTTGGTGAAATCTCACTAAAAGACGAGGATTGGCTTGGTGTAATTTGACTAAAAGACGAGGATTGACTCGGAACAATTGGACTCCAAACTAGTACGCCTCCACTTAACCCGGTAGCTGCAACACCTGTAACGGAGAAGTTGTTTTTATTGGTTATAGTAACAGCGCCTACGTTTCCTGTTGCTGTGCTACCTGTAACCGAAACACTTACACCCGTACCCTGTACTACTGTAACAGAATCTACAGCGCCTGTTGCTATAGGAACCGCGCTTCGGTTCCAAGGACCAGAAGACCAAGATCCTCTATTCCAACCAGCTACATAGGCGTTTACTCCGCTCATTTAAGCAATCCGTATAATCGCGTTACTCGCATCCGCCGCAGGAAAAACAATTACAAAATCCCCGGAAGACGAAGATTTGTCTGCACCAAAGTCTAAAACAACCACAGTAGGGTTGGTAACACTAAGCGAGGTAGTATTTGGCGTACTGTTGTATATCAACGCTCCGCGAGCGTTAGATATAGTCGAAGATCCCCAAGTGCTGTCTGCAAAATCCGTTAAAGCGGTTGTCCCAGATAAGGTTGGGTCCACTTTAGTTAACGTGTTTCCTCCAGCAGTGTATGCCGTTCCCGTAACTTCGTTACTTGTAGTATATGCTGTGGTAGCCGCTGTAAAAGACGCACTATTTGTGTACATAGCTACTTTTACCGTGTCTCCTTTAAAATCGTGGCAGCCATACAAAAGTTCTTTTTTAAAGCTGCTGCACATAAAATTTCCGCTAAAAGCCATTTAAAGTCTCCTTATCAATTCCGCTAATTCGGGTTGTGCGGCATCTATTAACGCATTATAAACCGTTGTTCTATCACTCTTTATAGCCTCTTTCATGTAAAAAGTAACGGTTTTTATTAGTTCTTGTTTGTAGGCATGAGCTTGCGCTTTAACCATCGGATCTGCTTGGTCCGATACAGAAACTATGCGGTCAACGCACCGTTCTGCTACTTCTTCGGGTGTAAACCCCCGGTTATTAGTTGTTTGTACGTCTACTTTAAAAGTAGGCGGTAATTCCATGCTTAGTGCTTGTGTCATTGTCTTTGCCTAATAACTTGACCTGTCCTGTAAATATCTTGAGGTTCTTTTGCTTCTCCAAACATTTTTAAAGCAATGACTGCTTCTGAAAAACGTTTATTGTACTCTGCTAAAATATCTGCTTCGCCTTTCATGTAAGTATACGCTTCTACTAAACACCCATACAAAAGACAAAATTTAGCGTTTTCGCTTAACCACGTAGTTCCGCTATCTCCTGCGGCGGTTAAACTAGCGGGTCTAAAAAAATAATGTAGTTCCGCTGCATAAGAAGAGTCTGGAGTGGGTGCAATGAGAAACGTGTCTACGTCGTAGATTCCGTAATATTTAGGTGTTCCTGTAGTAGAACTATTTGGGTTTACCGTCTGAATGAACGTTGCATCCTTGTAATCTAAAAATATTTTATTGCTGCTACTTGTAGCTGATAAAGAAAAAGGAGCTAAATAGTCTGTAGGAGCGGTTAAAAATTGATTAGAGGAGGTAAAAGTTCCAGAAACGTTCTTTTTAAATAAATCTAATTGAACTGTTTTTAAAATACGTTCTTCTGTTAGTTCTATAAAATCGTTTAAATGAGAAACAAACGAAGTTTCTTCGTTTTCTGTGTAATCTTGTATTGCCGTTTTTAAACCAGAATATGTAAAACTCATGATGTGGTCACCGTAACTTGTCCTACTTTCCCGAAAGAAAGAACCGGAACAAAGTTTGCAATTTCAGGAATAGGTGTTAAAACATAAACGTTTAACGCTTCTGCCTTATCGGGTCGAGCGTTTCTAAGGGCTTCAGGGTCTATTACTTTTCGAGAGGGGTTCAGTTGAGGCTGTTTAGGTTCCCACTCATCGTGACCAACTAAAGAACCGTTCCACTCTTTCTTCATTTTATTCAAAGGGTAAGCAAACCCAGAACGATCTGAAATACCTAAAGCGTTTTTACCTGTAGCAAATTTAGACATTAGTTAAACCTAGTGTAACTTAAACTTGGAACTATATTAAAAGAAGCCCTGTCCCTATCTTCCGTAATAGCTCGTTGCATTTCTTCTTCGTAAAGAGTTTTTAGGACAGTAATTCGATCTGGAGCGCGTTTTATAGCTAAGTAATACGCTAATCCAGCCGCCAAACAAGGGTAAAACCTAAAAGGAACATCTAAATTGTCCGTAAAAGCATCTGAATCATCCATTCTAACCAAACGGTTAAAAACAAAAACATCTGTATTGTTTTCCGGGGCGGGCCATATTTTTAATGTAGGGGTTATCTGCCTATCTATAAAAAACTGAGACGGCCTTCCCGTGCTGGCTTTGTTAGGTATGTTTAAATACGAGTCTCTGCTTAAACGTTCTGCGGCAAAATCGGTGTCATCTCTTTTTACAACTAAAGATAGTATATCTATAGTAGACCTAACGTTATCAAAACTAGGAACCGTAGAAACAGTAGACGAAGTTGAACTTGTTCCTCCCGTTATTGTTTCAGATGCTACAAAAGTACCTACAGGTATGGTAATAACCAACGTATTGGCTAAAAAATCAGAAGAAGCGGCTGGTAAAGACGTTATCGTAGCAGTTGCGCCGCTAGTTGCCCCCGTCACCGTTTCTCCTACAGTAAAACCGGAAGAAGAAGCCGCAATTAAAGTTAAGGTCCCGGCAGGGTACTCTGTAACGCCAGAAGCTGCCGTAATTGACGTTTGTTGGACCGTCCACTGGTTTAGCCCTCGGTTAGCCCATTCTGCTAACATTAAATTTAAAGAGCGTTTAGCTGTTTTTAAGTCGTTTCCCGTTCTTACTTCTAAACCGCATCTTTCAAAAGCTTCTTCAATGTAGTCGCTTACGTCTAACTCAAAGTTTGTAGAACCTGAAGTAGCCATAATCTATCTCTTTTTAACGCCGCCACCGCCACGCATTCTACGAACGCCTGTCTTTTTAGTAATACCACCGCCACCACGCATTCTACGAACGCCTGTCTTTTTAGTAATACCACCGCCACCACGTTTTCTACGAACGCCTGTTTTTTTAGTAAGACCTTTCATTGCTTCTTGCTTTCTTGGCCGAATCATATTGTCATCCATTTTTTAATCTCCCATACAGTTCTGTACGTTTTTTAAAAATTTCGTTTACGTTATAGTTACCAGTATACCTATCGTAGTATCCCATTCTAGTTAATTTTTGAGAAGCATCGTATAACTTCGTTAAACTCTGTATAAAAATCATAGAATAGGCTTCTTCTATGTTTGCTTCAAAATCTTCATCATCAATTAACTCGTTTGTTTCATCGTCAGGATGAAAACCCATTAAAAAAATATCTTTATTTTTAAAGCTTCCGGTAGCTATTCTTTCATTTAAAACTTCTAAATTGTTATGAAAAAAATCTGTATCTTCTTCATAACTTAAATCTACTAAAATAACTAAATCTAAGTTTCCATCAAAATTATCTATTTCGTCATACAATAATTGGTAAGAATCATTATAGTTAAAACTAAAACTTACTTTTTTCTCCCTCCACGCTTTTTTAGCAAAAGGACAAACGGGCAAGTTGTTGTACTCTACGCTATTATGCTCTAAGCACTCTTCAGACCAAGATCGAATCTCATCTATTATTTCTTTTTCTAAGTCAACTTTAGGTAAAACGACACTCATTAGCATTTCCAGCGTCTTCTTGCTTGTCTTATTCGAGAATTAGGGTCATTTCTTGTTTTCGCCGAACTACGTTTAAGTTGTCCTAAAGATCTGGCGCAATAAGACTTTCGCCGTTTTGCAGCCTTGCTTCCCGCTTTAACTTTACCCGTTACCGCCGTTTTTAACTTACTACCGGGGTTTGCTTTGCGATAAGCTTTAACCCCTTTTTTAGTCATTCCCGCCCCTTTTTTAGTGGGTCGGTAGTTCGCACCTTTTCCGGTAGTAGTTTTACGAATAGGTTTTTGTTTAGCCCTAGCCATAGAACGCAGTTATACTTGCAGATGTTCCTGCTGGAAGATCTAAGTAAACACCGTCTTTAAACAATATTCCGTCATCAGGAATATAAGGGTCAATATAATCTTTCGTAGTTGTGGCTACTTTTACAGAAAATAAGCTTGTTCCGCTTATAGGGGACTCGTTATAAAACGCTATATCTCCTATTGTTCCACCTGTAGTACAGTGAAACCCTTTTAACCTTGCTCTTCCTGCAAAAACAACTGCTTGTCCGCCAGTAGTTCCAGCAGCAACTCCAACTGAAGTGTTAGTTCCAATAGAACCGTCTCCTGCAACCGAAGTAACTGTGTTAAAAAACTTTGTTCCAGTAACTGTAGTGTTGTTTGGCCCGGTAATATCTTCAGTCAAAGCATTTCCTGCAATGTCTGTTCCGGTAACCGTTATAGTTACACCTGAAATATTTCCACCAGAAGTTAGCGTAACTTTAGCGGCTAAACCTGTCGTGTGAAAAGTTCCTGCGGTAGCCGCAGCGGTTAACGTCATCGCAGCAGTGCCGGATGTTGTCTGTAAAGCTGCAAGCGATGCTGTAGCGGCGGAAAGATTGCTAGTATACGTTTTTACTTGAATATCTGACATATAAAACTCCTACAATTTAGGCGGGAAAAACCCACCTAAATCGTGTTTACCTTACGCTACTTGAACGTATTCAATTATAAAAGTAAAAGCACCCGCAGTTGTAGCATCTACTGTGTTAGTAATATTGCAAAAAATTGTTCTTTCAGTATCTGTAAACTGAACAGACGCTGGTGCCGTAGTACCATCTTGCGTTTGTAAAACCAAAGCAGTCACAGTTACATTGTTTAAAACAACCGTAGTACCACCGTCTAAAATTTCATCTGTTTGTGCGGCTACAATTTGTGCGCCGGAGCTACTGGTTCCTACTTCATAACCAATGTCTCCTGTTCCTATCACAGGGGCAGTAGTACACAAAATTTTAATGTCTGTAATAATAGTGTTTGCTGGCTGGGTAAATTCACCGATAGCTGGGCTGTCACCAGCAGTTGTGTTAACCGTTACGCCTGTAGCAAAGCCAACATGCTTTAGGTATTTATCAGTAACAATTCCTGTAGAGGCAATTACGGCTGTGTCTGTAATAGCGCCTGTAGTTGCATTTTTTGATATTACTTTAAAACCATTTTCTGAGCGAACTGGTCCGTTAAAACTTGTGTTAGCCATTTGACTGACCTCCTTATTAAAGGTTTTACTATAACGTCATAATAAGTGTCTGCTAGGGCAGTCGTTATAGCTTATAAAAATCCTAGTTATATTGAGAGTACACAAAAAAGAAAAGGGGCACAAGGCCCCCTTTCATATACTTTAAAAGTATTAAGCTGCTCCAGCAGTACCGAATACAGACCGCCAATCAGAGACACCAAAGCTGTAACGCTCTCGTGCTTTGAAACGCATGTTTCCTGTATCAAAGTCTCCTTCCATCGCAGTACGGATAGGTGTGCGTTGAAATAGCTTGAAGCCATTTGGCGCATCCGTCTTGATGAAGAATCCATCAGTATCTGTTAAGAAGTGGTTTACAACCGCTCCTTCTGGCAACATACCCATAGACTTACTTGCGTTAAGGTCGTTATCTGAAGTACCAGAACGTAACGTAGAGTTGAGTAGCCTTTCAGCAGTAAATTGAAGCTCTTTAGGAATAATTAGCTTCATACCGCGAATAGCGACTTTTAGTCCGCGTTCGTCAGTTGCTCCAGCAACGTCAATTAACATTTGCTCCAAAGAAGTCTCATTCAAGTCAGAGGCAGTAGACAAAACATTGCTTTGATTGCCGCTGAGTGAAGGATGGCTTGCAGAACAAAGTGCAACTCCGTCACCAATCACGTTAGCACCAGTAGAAAAAGCGTTGTTCAAAATTGAAGCGGCTTTTATCTGCTTGGTTTGTGACATGGATCGTGCTAATGCACGGGTATATCGACTTGCTAGACGATCATAAAGATTGTCTTCAATAGCTTCTTCAGTAATGCTAAACGCAAGTGCAATAGTTTCGTGAGTATAACGAGCAGTGTAAGTTTCCTGTGCGTCATCAAACGATATCGCAGTGCCTTCTGACTTAACAGGGGCGGTGCCGAAGCCCGCAAGCATTACTTCCTCTTCAAACGCTCGGTCTGAAGATTCTTCGTCAAAGATTTCAGTATGCTCTCTTTCATAGCGGTCATACTCTAAGCCAAACAAGGCGTTAAGGCCCGGTTCTAACTCTTTCGCTAGTTGTGCGCGAGAAATAGCCATTTTTTAGCCTCCTTATACGCCAGTGGTTGAAGGTGTACCCGCAGCAATGGAACCCGTAGGTGCATTGAAGGAGTTGTTCAACCGAACGATTGCGCCGATTCCGGCAGATGCAAAGTCTGAATTAGCTTCGTCTTCAACCCAACCTAGCACACGAAGTGTTAGACTGTTGGTTGTAGCAAGAGTGCTAATAGCCAAACGTCCTAGCGAAAGACCAGTAGAATCAACTCCTGTTATTCCGGTAGAAAGACTTGCGTTTAAAAAGACACTTGCGCGAGCATTTGCCTTACTAGTCCATGAAGCATCCGTTGCAATCACATATAGCTGACTAGGGTCGTCATTTATAAATGCTTGAACAGGAAAGTCACTGTCTGCCCCAGATCCGGGCCAGTAGTTGCTCCAAATTGTTTTTCCATTGACACTTGAGACATATTGACACCCTTGAAAAACACCAAGGTGACTTACTGTTCCACCAGCGGCGTTAGCCGTGTGGTCAATGTACCCAGAAGCAAGAGGAATAACCAATTGTCCGTGGTATATTTTATCAGAGTTGTCACTGGCAATTTCATAGGGAGAATAGCCTGTAAGACCAGTGGAGTTAGCACCTCCGCCCAATTTACTCAAAGGACGTAGGCCAAAGCTTCCATTAAGATTAGCCATTTTTATTTTCTCCTATGGGCATCGAATTATTTGTCACGAGGCCCGCCAAAAGTTACACGAGTCTGACGTTCGGGACTACCAATCGTCATAGTCGAATGAGAGTTTTCTCGCAATAAGTCGTGGTCTATTGCTTCCATTTGATCGGCGTTTTTATTCTTAAAATATTCCGTGCGCTCTTCAATGATTTCAATAGGTATTCTTGCGAGTACTAAACCGCCTACTCCAAACACTCCTTCAAATCGACCTGAATCTACAACAGGGGCTTCAAAGTCTGGAAATTCATCACTACGAACAAGTTCATAACCTTCTCGTAATTTTGCTGAAATGTTTTGGCGGTCGTCAAACCCCCTAACTTCAGCACGAATCCAACGATGCTTATACCCTTCGGGTGCAGGTGGAGCGTCTAACATAGACGGGGGTGACCAAGGTTTACGCTGACTGGTCTTCTCCCTAGTGTTTTTTGCGCGGGAAGTTCTGTTTACGCCTTCAAAGCCTTTTTTTGTCTCTTCAGTCATTTTCATTACTCCTTCACGTATTTCGCGTATTCTTCAAGCGGCACACCCAATCGTTTAGCAATAGTTACTTGGCTAGGGGTGAGTCTAACCTTTTTGTTATTGCGCCCATTTCCAGTATTGCGGCTAACTCCAGCTACGGTTTGGGCGGTTTTCTTGCTGGGAGCCGTATTAAATTTTTGCGGAAACGTATTATGTATCCGAGAATCTAACTCACTATAGTATTCATCGCTTTGCGGGTCAAATCCTTCTTCTTCGACCATTTTTTTGTGCAAACCAAAAGCAGCAAAAGTCATGGCCTCATCTTGACCAAACCAAGCGTTCTTTCCAGCCCACTTTTCAGCTTTTGCATCCGGTTTTTGTGGTTGTTGCTGTTGAACTTGCTGCTGCTGCTGCGGTTGCTGCTGCGGTTGCGGTTGCTGCTGCTCATACTGTTCTTGCTGTGCTTTAGCCATATTGTAGCGTTCTTGAGCTACAGCTATCTGGGTCATTTTTTTCTGAGCATCTACAGTAGCGTCTGTGTCGCCCATTTCTACAGCACGTTTTAAAGCTTCTTCGGCTTGCTGTTGCTCAACAGAAATTCTTCCTCCGTATTCTTCCATGTAGCCTTTGTCTAGCTGTTCTAACTTTTGTTTAGTTGTTTCAGCTTCTTTTGCTACATTTTGAGCATAACGTATGGCTTCTTCTCTTTGCCTTTCCGCTTCACGCATTTTTTTAGTTAAGCGGTCAATTCTTTTCTGTACAGAAGACCCGTATTCTTCTTGCTCAGAGGGTGCTTCTTCTGAAGTTTCTGGGCTTAAATCTACTTCTGTAGCTTGATCTTCTGCTAATTCTACTTCAGGTTCTTCAATAATAACTTCTGCGGCTTCTTCTTCGAAGTTTAGGTTGACGGTTCCGTCATCCGGCTCGTAAGCCTTTTCTTGAGTTTGTGACATGGTTGTTTGCCTCTAAAAGTTTAAGATGTCGTCGGGGTCGGTAATTGTAGACAAAACTTCGTCATCGTTAATGATACGAACTTCGCCCCCGTCAATACGAAACCGAGATCCCGCATAACGAGCAAAAATTACCCATTGTTTTTCTTCACACCAAGGTCCACTAGGAAACTTTACCGTATCCTTGTACGCCAACGGCCCTTGTTTTAATACATAACCCACTACGGTTTGTATTTGACCGTCGTCTAAAACCTTATCTGGTATGTGTATTCCCCCTTCGGAGGTGCCTTTTCCACGATACGGTAAAATAAGCATACGCCAACCAGTAGGGCTAGGCATACGGTCTATTAAACTTTGATCTAGTAAAGTGGGATCTAGCACCCGGTTATCGGGTTCTACATAAATATTATCGACTTCTTCTGCTACGCTTTTAACGGCTTCAACCATCATTTAGCTCCTGTTTTTCTAAAAGGCTCGTGAGTTCCTGTAAAACATAGTTAAGAGCAATCATCTCGCCCATTAACTCTTTGTACTGTTCCATTGAACTAACCCCGTTGTTTTCCAGTACCTCTAAAACAAGGGTTTTTCTGTCTCTGATTGTTTTTTGAACAAACTGAGCAAGTTGTATTGTATCCATAAATATCTTAGATTTTCAAATGTATTCTTAATATATCCTATATTTTAAATATTTGACATAGCTAAAGAGATATTTTGTGTTTCGTTGTTTCTTCTTATCCAACCTTTACCAAATGTTTTAAACGTGGTTAGTTCTCGATAAAACATTTCACGTTCTTTATGCAGCTCGCTAATTATACTAATCGGATCTGCACTTGCTACTGCTTTTAAAGTATTTGGACCTATAAGACCGTCTGCCGTAGAACCCACCGCTTTTTGTAAACCTTGTATAGCGCGTCGCGGCCCACTGTTCACGGCCCAATCAAAAACAGAAAAATCTACTCCGGAAGGTAAATCATTTGCTTTTACCGCATTCCAATAGTTTTTTTCATAAATTTCTTTAACATGCTGTATCGGTATGTTTTGTATTTCTTCGAGAGAAACAGGTCGTTCTAAAAACCGTTCGTAGGTTTTTTTAGTAATACCTTGGTTTGTAGCTCCGCCCGGATCTTCCGGGTGATTAACATAACCACCTTCGTGTTTTAAAACTTCTTCGATAGACGTGTCTAAGTTTTCTTTCATGCGGGTTTTTTCTTTTTTGCAGGCGCTTTTTTTCTAACTTTAACCACAGCTTCTACTTTAGCAACTTCTTTTTTTACAGGTTTTTTAGGCGGTTTCTTAAACAACTCATACGCTGCATAACCTATTAAACCAATAAATATAAGCCCTAAAATGCTCATTAGTTTTTATTCGGAGGCAACATTTTTGCCTTGCCTACATTTAAAGCAAGCAACTCAATTGCTTTGTAAAACTTACCCAAAAGCTCGTCGTCTTTTGGCGTGTTAGTTACCGCAGCAATAAAACTTGCGGCGCAAACAATAGTAGTCACAATGCCTATAAGATTGGTTATCCATTCAAACATTAGTCTTCCCCTTTATCATAGTCTCGATAAAACTTTACAATAGTTAGTATGTTTTTGGTATATCTTTTAATTTCAGCCATGTTCATGGCTAAGTTTTCGTATTGCTTGGTAGTCAGCGCATAGTAGGGTTTGCGCGGTGCTTTGTTTTCGTCAATCAACCCCAAATAGGTTGTCATAGTCTCTGGAGTAAGCACCTCAAATTGCACA